TGTCTAGAACCATCCAACACAAACATAGAATCAAAATTACTATCAACAAAAATAGATCCTGTTTCTTCTCTAAACAGATAAGTTAATGACTGGGTTCGTTTTTTCCATTCAGTATATCGACCTTCACCTTCGCGTATCATCTCTCCTATCCATAGTTTACTTGGATCGGTGCAGGTGATAAAGTTAGATACAAAGAAGTCAATCATTTCCTGATCTGTCTTCTGCCTTGATACTTTCTCAAACCAGAATCTATCTTTCCTTTTATAAAAAGATTGTACGGTTGCACGACTCTTACCACAATACTTGTGATAGTCATACTTTTCTTTTGTGAAGTGATTCTTCAAAGAAAGGTATTGTTTATAGGCGTCAAACGGAACCACTTTCATCATCCTTTTTCTTTCGTCGCCTTTCGCGTTGTTTGGCGAGATACTCTGACCGATAAGGTTCAGTCGCTCTCGCCTCTCTACGCTTGCGGTTAACTTCATCACGATTCTCATTCAAATAATCACGGGCCTTCTGTTGAAGACGTTCTTTGTTTTCCTGATACCAAGCAGATTGCTGTTCGGACACAGTAGAATATGGAATATATGGGTCATATTCCGGCAATTCTAAGTTTTTTAAATCATCCCAGATAGACATTTTCAAAAGGCATCTAATTTATTTAGAAAAAAATCAAAAGGCATCATGAAAAAAGTAATAGGGTCAAATTTTTGCCGGAATTTTTTTCGGACAAAAATAGAATCAAATAGGCAATTTTGCTCTGGAACTTCTCTTCAAGAAGTTAAGTTCTAGTGCTTCACATTTTAATTTTTCTTTGAGTGGTTTAGATATCAGTTTCGAAACTGACTCCACATCAATACTATTTTTATCACAGAAGTGAACGACAGCATCAATATAACTCATTCCGTCACCGGTATGAACAAGAGACTCAATCTCTTGTGCGAATCGAGAGGGGCAAAAGAATTTATTTTCTAGTGCTTTTTCTAGTTCATTCTCCATTCTCTGTCCTAAGATTGTGAGATACAAATTCTTTAATATAACGAACCAATAACTTAATATAATCCCCTTTGTTTCTTTTGTCAAATACCTTAACCTCACCACCAGGTGTCACCATAATAGTGATAAGTTTTTTGACGGGGATACCAGTCAGTTCGTAATATGCAGCAGCATAAAAAGTTTCTTGAACGAAATAGTTTTCCAACCATTTCTCAGGTTTAATCTTTTCAGAAGTCTTAAAGTCAATGACTGCAAGTTCTCCTTCGTATTCTGCAATACAATCAACTCTACCAGCTAATCCAAGATACTCAGAGTACAGAGTCCTTTCTATAGCGTGTATGTTATTTATCTTGTCCAGATATGGTTTAGCATGATGAAACATAAACTGTGTAAGAGGACGAAAGTCATCCCAGTTTATTTCATTGTTCCTCATGTATACTTCAACTGCTTCGTGGAAGTCAGTACCACGAGTAGTTGCTTTCTTTGTAATTTTATTTGCTTCTTCAATACCAATTCTCTTTCGCCAGTTAATAAAAATCTGTCGATTATAGAAAGATGTTACAGAAGTAATAGAAGGCACCCATTCTCCATTAGGTAAGTTATAGAGACGGATGCCTGTTGTTTCTTTCTTGTTTAGTTCAAGGTCACCGAGATAATTACAATGCTCAAAAATCATAAATTCAAATCCATTTTAGCAATTAGGTATTCTTTACAGAGTCCAGATCTAACAATATCTTCGACACCAAATTCAATGATGTCAACCGATGGCATAACTCTAAGTACTCTCATGAAATCGGCAATACCAGTTTTCTCAGAAGCCTTTACAAGATCAGATTGAGTGGCATCACCACAGAACATAATCTTACTGTTCTCTCCTATCCTTGTGATTATACTATCAAGTTCGTGAAAATTCAAGTTCTGAAATTCATCAACGATAATAACTGCATTATCAAGTGTAGTGCCACGAATGAAAGACGTAGACCAGAAACTAATCGTTCCTTGGTTCTTAAGATTACCATACAGCATTTCAAAGTCTGTATCAGTAGGCATCTCAAACATGTACTTTACCATATTCTTATAAGGAATTTGATAAAGAGAAGACTTATCCTCATGGTCTCCAGGTAAGAATCCAATCTCTCTGGTTGCTACAAGAGACCTGACGATATAGATCTTCTCGTAAGGTGACCTAGGGTCAAGAACATCTTTAAGAGCATTGTAGAGGGTTACAAAGGTCTTTCCAGTACCCGCACACCCATAGGCAACAATGTTCTGATCATTCTTATAACAACGGAAAAGTTCTTGTTGGTTTTCTGTTAGAGCCTCGATGGGTTTCATCAAGTCTGCATTGATTGGTTTCTTTCTTTTCATATGCTTGTTGCTCATCCCGAATGGGACTACTGGTGTTTGAGACTTTCTTTTTGAGGTCATACGCTATAAGAGATTAGAAGGATTAACCGTAGTATCGGTTTTTGCGGACATTAGCACCTGGTTGTTTAGATGCACGATCCAAGACCTCATTCCATCCATTGGATTTGGCCTCACCAGTCCACTTAAACTCAGTAGACTGTCCTGCACATCCTTCTGACCAGTCCTTATCCCATCCTGGATTCTCATCCTTCCACTCTGAATATGCCTTCATAGACATATTGAGTTCCTTCTTTTCTTTTGTTTCTAAATTAATAACGGGGTATGTTGGCATAGATCAATTGTTGGTGTAAATATTTATGAATTCCATTCCATTGCTTCTGCAACAGCAGGGAATTGTTCGCAGAAGATTTCTTTTGCACCTAGTGCAAGATCCATATGTTCCTTCTGTGTACCATTTGCAGAACGCAAATCGATATAATGGATCCATGAACGAACTGAGCCTGTCATGTAAATTTTGGTGGGACACGCCAAAGGAAGCACAAAGCGAGCACACTCCTTTGCAATTCCTTCATCAAGCATTCTCTGATAAAGATCCATTGCTTGTGTGAAATGATGTTGCATTAACATTTCAAACTTCTGACTCGTAAACGGGTCAACATCATCAATAGAATTCTGACGATTCTTGGTGTCTTGTCTGCGTAGTTCAGGTAGGGGGATCTTCTCCGCGAGTAAGGAAGAATCAGCATAGCGTTGTGAAAATTCTTGATATGTAAATGATCTGTGACGAAGCACTTGAGCTGCAATTCCTCTAGTAGTATTCAACTCCAGAGTCATGTATGCTTGCTCAAAAATACTCCAGTGCTGATGCTTCACACAATACTTGAGAAGACCAGAGAACTTTTCATTCTCCTGGTTATTGGGGTTTGAAACACGGGCACAATATGCCATGTGCTTCTCTGCATCAGGGGTTACGCTGATTAGTTTTACGTTGTTCTCGCTCATCAAGTGTCTCGTTAATAATGTCTTTTAGTTCTTGTCTTTCTAAATCAGTAAAGACATTTCGTTTTGGTATCACCAGTGGTGGATAGAATTTCTTTGATGATGTTTTACCACTACTAGGAACACTCATCCCTTGTGTATCTATCTTATCCATCGTCATCCTCAAAAACTTCGTCGTAATCTAAAATGTAATTGGTAGTAGGGTCATCAAAATTTTCTTGCTTTGAAGTATATGAATCAGTATCTGAATACACTTCAGACTCAAGAGCATCAACCAGCAGTTTTAAATTTTTTACTATTAGTTTTAGTTTATCTCTTTCCATAAAAAATGGGAGGTTTCCCTCCCATTATAACACTATTCAATTGATTTGACAATCACTTGGTGTAAGTGCGTCCACGATAGCAGAAGGTGCCGTGTGACTCCTTGTTCTCTACACAACGAGTATCATACTCAACACCACGATATGAGGTGTGAAGAATTTGTGCGTCGTGCAGTGCTGCCTGCTTTTCGATTTGCTTTTTGATCAGTGCGAGTGTGTTCATTTGTTTACTCCTGAAGTTGGGTGAAAATTAACCTTCTCAGCTTAAGCTGGATCCGTTTTTTCCCGTTCCTTCAGTCGTTTGCGTCCCAATAGCAATCAGGAGATGACTCCTTCATAACCTCAATTAATTCAATCCTAACTTCATTGTTAAGATTTTCATTATTCTTCATCCGTAGCATAATTGCATCGGCATCAGAACAACTGAGTGATGAATATAAAAGAAATTCAATCATGGGATGAACGGCTCCGTTCCGCGACTTACTTGCGCCCCACCCAAAAGTGGGGTGAACGTCAGGTCTTATTATAGACCTCATACGTTATTTAGTCAAGTGTCTTCGTATCAGCACGAACATATGTAATTATGCTTATTCAGATAATGCAGGGTCTCCTTCAGGTCTCCACGATGCTTGAGTCCAATAGCAATCTGTGGGTACTCAGCAGTGGCACCAAACTCTGCATGAAATTGATTGTCTGTAAAATCTTTATTCAAGAAGTACTCATGGAAATCTTCATGAATACTTTTCAGAAGCATACCAGCACGCTCACACTCTTGACTGCCGTTACTGTAAATTACTGCTTGCATTAGTCTCTCTGCCTCCAGTCATCTGTTTTTTCGTGCGAAAACCAGTCCGCAATATCATCTGCACTACCGAACCCTGAGGAATGGTTAGATGGATCAGGGTCCCCAAGGTCCATCTGGTTCATAAAATCATCAAGACCACCCTCTTTCATGTCAGGGTTTCTTGCTTGCCTACGTGCTTTTCTCAATATTGATGATGCACTTTGATTAGACTTTGCTAATTTATTTGCCCAGATCATATCTTCTAGACTTACTTCTTCATTACTAACAATTTTTTCACATATGGCCTCAAGGCGCAATCTATATTGCGTAGAAAGCATAAGCACTCCTTTAACGTTAATATTTATTTTAATGGTCTACCATGCTTATCAAGCAATCCAAGTTTCCTAACCTGAGATAGATTTGATCTTTGACTTTTTTTGATCTTCTTATATTCCTTAATGATTTTATCAATCTCATTTTTGGATACTTTCACATTCAATTCTTTCTCGTCTTCTGCTGGAACAAATCCAAGACCACTTTCTTTAGTTGACTCTTTTGCATCAACATATTCATTAATCACTTCTTGAATCTCATCTTTAATTAGTTCATTAATTTGATTCTTAATTTGGTCTTCATTCATTTCCTTTTCTTCTCCTTCTCCTTCTTTGGTTTGTTACCCCAGAGTCTTGGACTGATATTTCCATACCCAAAATCAATTTTTTGTACAGAACCTTTACCATATCGATCATAATACATATCAAACATCTTTGATACTTTATTACAACGAGTAAGGTCTATACAATTTACACCATCAACAATATACCAGATAAGTCTTGCGTCTGTAGGAAAAGACTTATCATTTGCGATTTCAATTGTTGTCTTCTCTAGGAGAATCTGGCAATCATAATCAGATGGATTGATTTTACTCTCCTCTGGACCGTAGTCTGCCATTTCCTTTTCCTGTTCTACCGCAACTGTCATGAACGACCACCCCAATTAATATCTGGATATGCTTCACGAACTACTTCATATGTTAATTTATATTTGGTTTGTAGTTCTTTATCTTTCACAAGGCAAAGAAGTTTTGCTTCCTCTGGATGCAATCCCTCAAGGATTTGAATGAACATAGTCTCCCTACGGAGTGAGGTAAGAGAGTCATTGCCACCTTTGACAAAGTTATAAAGATGCTTATACTCATAACGAAGTGAAGTATGATCTGTTCCTACAGGGACTTCATTTTCAGTATAAGGAACATTGCCTTTAGGAATTATAGAGATAGCAGTATCATCAAAGTTCCAAATAAGGAGAACCTTTAGAGCATCATTAGCATACTCTTGTAAGATTTCAACCTTCTTTGCTTTTGATCTTTGCTTACTAACAAGTTCAAGAATCTCATGTTGAAATGGATTCGGTGGTAATTTCTGTTTAGTCGTCATCTGTTTCGTCGAGTTCGTCATAGCCATTTTCAAATCGTACTGCTAAAATTTCGTCAGGTAATACATTTCCATTTTCATCAAACATCTCTGGATGAGTGTAAACTGGTTGATTTACCCATGTATTCTCTCTTGCTAACCATCCTACCACACCTCCTACAAAAAAGAACATGATTGAAACAAGGGTTCCAATCGTAAGTGTTACTGCTAACATTTTTTATACTCCAGAGATTTATTTCTTTCGAATATCAAAGTAAAAGTTAAAGTGAAAAACAATCTCTCGTCTAAGGAAGGAGATCATCTTACCAAACTTTACTTGAAAAGTTTTGGGCGGATCTGGTTTACTCCTCCTATTTCTTAGTAACAACTCTACCCCACGATTAATGTGGGTTTCATCGTTATTTAGATTGCTTCTTTCTTCGTCCAGGTCTTCGATCATTACTGTACCTCCATGCATCTTCTAAGATGCCATACAAATATGTTTTGATTTTTCTCGCCTGAGGTTTGGGGATATGACCATAACCTTCACGAAGTTGTTTATGGTCGTTATCAGAACCACCCTTGATATATTCATCAAGGTCTAGGGTAATGTCACTGATCTCTGCGGCTGTAGAACTCTCAATAAATGCATCTATCTCATGCTTCTTAATTTTTGATGTTTTTAGATAGTCATAAAATTTTAAATTCATTCGACCCTCAAATGCATAATCAATAGCATGTTCAATCATATCATAGATGTCGATGAGGTTTTGTTCCATTAGACCAATTTTTGTTCCCTAAGATACTTAACAGTTTCAGTGCATCCACCAATAATTGTATCATCTTTCATGACTCTTGGAAAGGTTGATCCTTGTCCAAACTTATCATAAAATTCTTGGCGAGAATAATCTCTGTTAAGTTTATATATCACATGCTTGATTTCTGCAAGTTGTAGTACCTGTTCAATCTTAGTGCAATAAGGACATCCGTCCTTTGAATATACTGTAAAAATCATTTTACAACTCCTTTCCAATCGTTCTCAAAAATCTCCATACCCCTATCAGTAAGAATATGATTATACATCTGATTAAATACTTTAGGTGGCATGGTACAAATCTGAGCTCCATTATACCAGGACCTGATAGCACGTTGCACACTACGGATTGAAGCAGAAAGAACTTGTGTTCTGATTCCGTGAATACGATACAACTCAGAGATAGATCTAACAACCTCCAGACCTGCCACTGACTGGTCGTCTAAGCGTCCTACAAAGGGAGAGACATATGTTGCTCCTGCCTTTGCTGCTAGGACTGCCTGAGAGGCACAGAAGATAAGTGTAACGTTAACTCTGAACCCAGCATCAGATAGTTCTTTACAAGCTCGCAATCCATCTCTAGTACAAGGAACTTTGATAGTAGCAACATCACGGAACTTCATACCAAGTCTATATCCTTCATTATACATTTCACCCACTGTTCCCATCACTTCCATACTGATATCTTCAACACCAATATCTGAAATCTCTTGATAAACATCTTCTGGATTCCGACCACTCTTTAAGATAAGTGAGGGATTGGTTGTAACACCATCAACTAATCCTGTTTTAAAATATTCATCAATAAGTTTTGTGTCAGCAGTATCAAGAAAAATTTTCATTTATTTTTTAAGTAATCCCTTTCTGATTTATACAATAAGTCATGTTCTTTGTCAAGATATATCTGCACTCCCTGAATTAAATCAGGAATCAACCATTCATGAATTGGTAGACAATACTGCCAATTGATTGGTTGGATGCAATTCATAATAACAACAGACCAGAACCCAGTCACATAATTAATAATTGTGCTCATAAAAAAAGGGTCCGTAGACCCTTAATATATCATTCTTCAGTTTGTTTGTAAAGGTCTTCCAGTTTTTCTCTGGATAGATCTACATACATTAACTCTTCACCTGCTTCAGGTGCTTCAGGATGACGTGGTTTACGTGGTTTATTCATCTCTATGTTAATAGATTGAATGTTACTCCACATCATAGCAAACGCAGCACCACCAATAGCAGCAAAGCATACGAAATATAAAAAGACTTCAAAGTTATTCATCATGCCTCCTGAAGAGATTGAACTGTGTTGTGAAGTTCTCCAATATCAAGGAGTCCTTCAGCACTGAACCAAGGGGCATTAGCCCAACTAAATCCTTCACCCATGGTGTTATCGGGTGCTGTGATATACCAATGACATTGAACGTCAGGTACATCTACTGCACACTTAGACCAATCATCACTCCACTGTGGGACTTGTACCCACATCAGAGCAGCAAACATGAAACTAAGAAGTGATTTAATCACAGTGCGTTGCCTCTCGGTAATACTTCCTCTGGAAAAATGAACTGCTCATGTGGTTGATCAACTGGTGCTAACCATGCTCTCAATCCTTCATTTAAAAGTATGTTCTTTGTGTAAAATGTCTCAAACTCTGGGTCTTCTGCTGCACGAATCTCTTGAGATACAAAGTCATAAGCACGAAGATTAAGAGCGAGTCCAATAATACCGATAGAACTTGTCCAGAGACCCATGACGGGAACGAAGAGCATAAAGAAATGCAACCAACGCTTATTACTAAAAGCAATACCGAAGATCTGTGACCAGAAACGGTTCGCAGTAACCATCGAGTAAGTCTCCTCCTCTTGCGTAGGTTCAAAACCTTTAAAAGTATTTGATTGCTCCCCATCTTCATAGAGTGTATTCTCTACTGTTGCTCCGTGAATTGCACATAACAATGCTCCTCCCAGTATACCAGCAACTCCCATCATATGGAAAGGGTTGAGCGTCCAGTTATGGAAACCCTGTAGGAACAATAGGAATCTAAAGATTGCTGCTACCCCAAAGGAGGGAGCAAAGAACCATGAAGACTGGCCCAGTGGATAGATAAGAAAGACACTGACAAAAACAGCGATAGGCCCAGAGAACGCAATAGCATTGTACGGTCTAATTCCTACGAGACGACTAATTTCAAACTGTCGAAGCATGAAACCAATGAGAGCAAAGGCTCCGTGGAGTGCCACAAAATTCCAGAGTCCCCCAAGTTGGATCCAGCGGACGAAATCTCCCTGAGCCTCAGGACCCCAGAGAAGAAGAAGAGAATGACCCATAGCGTCAGCAGGCGTTGACACAGACGCTGTGAGAAAATTAGCACCTTCAAGATAGGAACTTGCCAGTCCGTGGGTGTACCACGACGTAGCGAAAGTTGTACCAGTAAGCCAGCCACCAATTGCCAAATAAGCAGTGGGAAGAAGTAGTAGTCCAGACCAACCAATAAAAACGAAACGATCCCGCTTAAGCCAGTCATCAAGGACATCGAACCACCCCCTTTGTTGTTGTACTAATGTAGATGTTGTCACTATTTAAAACCTCCTTTTAATTTTTGTTTTTTGTCTTTAATGTCCAGAACTTCTATGCGAGATTTGAACATTGTTGGAGTATTGAACCATTCTTGTTGTGCTTGTTCATAACTCTCAAAGATAATACTTTGTTCGTTTGAATAAACAAATCGATAGTGATGTCTATCATATGGTTCATCAGAAGTTTGAGCGAACCATTTTGGTAGTTCTGGTAGAACACCTTCCAGGATTCTTTCTTCCGGATCTAATTTTCCAATCATGAGAATAAGTAATTAAACTTAACATTTGTGAGTAAAAAAAGAGGGGATCCGAAGACCCCCTTGCTTCTTATTAATTGTAGCAGATCAATCAACCAACCGTGGGTGCGGTGAGTGCTACAGGTGTAGACTCGACAGCAGCAAGATCCAGTGGGAAGTTGTGTGCGTTACGCTCATGCATAACTTCCATACCAAGACCAGCACGATTCAGAACATCTGCCCAGGTGTTTACCACACGACCTTGACCATCGAGGATGGACTGGTTGAAGTTGAAACCGTTGAGGTTGAATGCCATGGTGCTAACACCAAGAGCAGTGAACCAGATTCCAACGACAGGCCATGCTGCCAGGAAGAAGTGAAGTGAACGGGAGTTGTTGAATGAAGCGTATTGGAAGATCAAACGACCGAAGTACCCGTGAGCAGCAACGATGTTATAGGTCTCTTCTTCTTGTCCGAACTTGTAACCATAGTTGAGTGATTCTTTTTCAGTTGTCTCACGGACAAGTGAAGAAGTAACCAGTGAACCATGCATCGCTGAGAACAGTGAACCACCAAAGACACCTGCGACTCCCAACATGTGGAAGGGGTGCATCAGGATGTTATGTTCTGCTTGGAATACAAGCATGTAGTTGAATGTACCACTGATACCCAAAGGCATCGCATCAGAGAATGAACCTTGACCGAAAGGATAGACGAGGAATACTGCACTCGCAGCAGCAACTGGTGCCGAGTAGGCAACACAGATCCATGGACGCATACCTAAACGGTAAGAAAGTTCCCACTCACGTCCCATATATGCATAGATGCCGATAAGGAAGTGGAAAACTACCAGTTGGAAAGGACCACCGTTATACAACCACTCATCAAGAGAAGCTGCTTCCCAGATGGGATAGAAGTGAAGACCGATTGCGTTTGAAGAAGGAACAACTGCACCAGAGATGATGTTGTTTCCATACATAAGTGAACCTGCTACTGGTTCACGGATACCGTCAATGTCCACAGGTGGAGCAGCGACGAAAGCGACGATGAAACAGATGGTTGCAGCAAGCAACGTAGGAATCATCAGTACACCGAACCAACCAACATACAAACGATTGTTAGTTGAAGTAACCCACTCGCAGAAATCATTCCACGGAGAGGTTTGTTGTCTTGAAAGAGTTGTAGCCATTGTTTTAAACTAAAAAGTAAGATCATCAGGGAAATGATGGTTTTACTATTTCCTTGCCACCCTAAGGCAAGGATATGAAAGACGTGTTTAGACACCCTAGAGGTCTTGGTTTAAGAGGTGTTACAAACAGTTAAGGAATGTGTTGGTTTCTTAACTTGCTGACTTATTTATAATACTACGGTTTCCCCGACCTGTCAACCCTTTATTGGTATAAGGAGGCACATTAATACCACTTTAAAAATTGGACGCTCTAAATAAGTATACATACCTCCTTG